AATTTATAATTTTTTATTTTAATTAAAAATTATAAATCATAATATGGGTTATCGGTAATATTCATTCCACAATAGCCTTTTGGTTTATTTTTATAATCAACTGGTTTATATATTCCAATTTCCACCGCATTCTCCAAAATAAATTTGAAATTTTCCCAAAATTCGGTTGTATGTCCAATTGATTTTGTCGCAATATGAGACAATTCGTGCAAAGCTACAAATGTTAATGTATTTTGATCTATTAAACTATCACCTTCCTTCGTTTTTGTTGTACAAAATGCTAAACTTTCTCCTTTATTTTCCGAATATGCTGTATACTTGCTAGTTGGTAAAATTTCTTTTACCTTTTTAGGATTAAAATTTTTTACTAAACGTTTAACATTATCTCTATCTGGATATTTGTCATTAACACCCTCCACCAATAATCTCATATTACTCGTCGTTCTGGCCAATAAATCAGCAGCAAGTTCAAGTTTGGCCCTTTCTCTAACGCAATATTGTTTACCATCGATATCTGATATAATACATTTCAACTGAAACATATCCGATTCTCTATACATTTTTATTGAAATTATTAGTACAAATGCTATTAATAAATATCCAAAAATATTTGTTTTCATTTATAAATTATATATATTTAATTTATTTGAAATAATTTAAATATATCTATTTTCCAATCTCAAAATCCCTTCTTGCATTATCACCGGAGATCGTGGAATTGTTCCACGGACCAACGGCCATTCTTGGATTAGCAGGCTCACTTCTTAACTGGAGATTGGAATTTCTTAATGACGTACCTACGGTATTAATACCCTGTAAGGTACCAGCCTGCAACAATGAAACATTTTGTAAATCGCCGCTCCCAGCTGGATTTAATTTTGAGAATTCACTATTGGTATCACGCGGCAATAATTCGCGTGGATCAGTTACCGTTTGTTTAACACAACTAGGTGGTAACCCGTGCATATTGGTATTTACACCAGTTGCGGAAGCCTCATTATTTTCGTGACCGTCTGGTTGAGCTGGTCTTACGGTCTCATTGGTTGCGACGGCACCCGCGGCAACATTTTGTCCTTCATAATTATCTAATAAATTACCTTTAGATTTTGAATATGAATATAAAAAGTAACCCCCAACAACAACAGCCATAAAAATTAGTAATTGGTGCGATTTAACATTTTTAAAAAATTTTTTAGATGACATCTTTCTTTTCATTATAAATTCTATTAATAAAATAATTTTAAAAAAAATATAATTAAATAGTCATTATAATATCTATTTATTCGCTAAAATATTCTAAATCATCGGCATCCGAAGAATCCAATTCATCCAAAATATATTCTTGTTTAATTTTCTTTGCTTCCAAATACGCCTTAATGGCTTTATTTTTTGCTTCTTTTGCTTTTTTTAATGTTTTCTTATAAATTTCAATATAAACATCGTTTGGTTTTTTTAGTTTAAAAATTTCAGAATTGTTATCAGAAATTTCTAAAGTTATCTCATTTAACTCATCGCTTTTATTTTGTTTTTCTAAAGATGTGTTTTTTTTAATATCATTCATAATTTCAGCTTTAATAATTTTATCAATATTATCTCCTTTTCCATTTTCAATAATATCTACATCTTCTACATCTTCCACATTTTTTACATCTACAACATCTTCCACATTTTTTACATCTACAACATCTTCCACATTTTTTACATCTACAACATCTTCCACATTTTTTACATCTACAACATCCACCACATTTTTTACATCTACAACATCCACCACATTTTTTACATCTACAACATCCACCACATTTTTTACTTCTACAACATTTTTTACTTCTATATCATCATCGTCATCATCGTCATCATCATCATCATCATCGTCATCATCATCATCATCATCATCATCGTCATCATCGTCATCATCATCATCGTCATCATCGTCATCGTCATCATCGTCATCATCGTCATCATCGTCATCGTCGTCGTCGTCTGACATTTTTGTATTTTTATCTGTTTCATTTTTTGTATTTTTATCTGTTTCATTTTTTTCTAAATGTTTCGTTTTTCTTTTTATCAAACATTTGCTAAATAGTTCAACCTTTTCAAATTTCATAATTTGTTTTAATACAATATCTAAATGAAAACTGCTACTGCTAAATTTTAATCCAGATATTTCAAAAATTGCAATTATATTGGAATCCTTGTTAATATCATTAATGCTAATTCCTTCTTCGTTTTGATCCCATAACTGTAACTTAATTTTTTTTAAATTTCTCTCAATGTTTGTTCTTATCAAAAATTTATTGCTTTTATATGTTTTTACCGATGAAATCCAATTATCTTCAATATCATCTTCGGATGGTTCTTCGGTAAACCAAATATGCCTTTTTCCATATATTAATGTTTTAACATATTCTTCAATATTATTTATAAAGCTAATGAAATCTAAATTATCACGCTCAAACAATAAATCGGAATATATTTTTTTACCTGTAATAGAAATCCCGTTTTTTGTTGATATTTTAGGTGTTTGAATATAAATAGAATCATCGTTAAATTTTAACTTCGAATAATATCCACCACCCTGAACGGGTGTTGGAACGCTTAATCTAATATCTTTATAATCCATCGGATCATTGCATTGATAAATATCTCCCATTATTAAAAAAAATGAAGAAAAAATATGTTTAAATTAAGACGCATTTAAATTATTATTTAAAAAAAAAAATATATATTATATTAATGAATCTCAAAAATAAAATAATAGAAGAATGTTTAAAAACTTTAAAAAGAGATGATGTTAAAGAGGAAATAAAAGAATTAATGAAACCTGTGATTGACACGGTTTTAAAAGAAATATATCCTTATATTTATTTATCTATAATTTTTGTCATAATCAGTTTTCTTTTAATTTTAGGAATTTTTTTAATTTTGGTGCGTAGCAAATTAATATTAAATTTGATTAAAAATAAAAAATATAATTAATATTTATAATATATATAATATGGTTAATAGAAAAAGACAAGGACAAAGAAGCAATAACAGAAGCAATAACAGAAGCAATAACAGAAGCAATAACAGAAGCAATAAAAGAAGCAATAAAAGAAGCAATAAAAGAAGCAATAACAGAAGCAATAAAAGAAGCAATAACAGAAACAATAACAGAAACAATAACAGAAACAATAACGGAAACAATAACAGAAACAATAACGGAAACAATAACGGAAACAATAACGGAAACAATAACAGAAACAATAACAGAAACAATAACGGAAACAATAACAGAAACAATAACGGAAACAATCAACAAGGGGGGAGCGGTTTTGGTGCAATCGTAAAAGAAGCCGTTGTTCCAATTTTATTTTTAGGTGCTAATGTTAAATTAAAAAAGAAAATATTCGGTAACAAAACCTTTATGATTCCTATATTTAAAAATATGAATAATGCTAAAATTGAGAGAGATCGCTCAAGAGGTGCTAGACGTCGGAAAGGAACGCGGAAAGGAACGCGGAAAGGAACGCGGAAAGGAACGCGGAAAGGAACGCGGAAAGGACGACGTCGCTAATAGATTATTAAAAAAGTTTAAATATATCTAAATATATTATATATATTTAAAATGAGTGAATTTTTACAAACAAAAATTAAAGAATGGGTGACGTGTGATGATAATTTAAGTATCTTGAAAAAAGAAAATAAAAATTTAAGGGAAAATAGAAATAATCTTACAAATGAAATTTTTAATTATGTGCACGAACATAATTTAGATAACAGTATAATTGAAATTTCCGACGGTACTTTAAAATTTCAACAAACGAATCATTCTTCACCATTAACTTTTAAATTTTTAGAAATTTGCTTAAATGAATGTATTTCAAACGAAGAACAAGTAAAAAAAATAATTAAATACATTAAATGTAACCGAGAAATTAAGACAAATTACGAAATTAAACGAAAATATAATTAAACAATATTAAAAATAATATTAAAAATAATTTCATAAATTGAATGTAGTAATGTCTTTTATAGAAAAAATAATTGAAAATCAAAAACAAAACAATTTTAATGATTGGTTAAATAAAAACATTGAACCCGATACATCGAATAAAGATGTCGTATATGAAATGTTAGGAGAAATAACATCTATGTTAAACCAATATGGTTATAAAATTAAAAATAAAAAACAATTTAAAAATGAATTGGCAACATATATTTATAACGACTCCAATTAATGGATTATTACAGCGATGACAGCGATGACGGCGATAAAAAATATAATTTAGATGAAATGTTAAAAAATGATGATATTTGTGATATTTTGGAAAATACCTTTGAATTAAATTTTACAACTGATTGTAGATATGAAATTGAATATTTGAAACAAAAATATATTAATTTATATTTAGGAGGAGGTATTTTTAAAAATGATGAATATAATGCAAATTGGGAAAGATTATTTAAAATCATTTATGATAACGTTGAAAAAAAATATGATTTAGGGATGATTGAACGCGATCCAGATTTCTTTATTAATATTTTAAAAAAATAAATGTTTAAAATAAGAATAGCAGTAATATTTATATGAATTGTCAGGATTTTTGTTGCCTTGTTAAAAACAATGAAGTTTTAAGCATTGGAATGAATTTAAATAATATTATTGCAAATCATTATTATTCTGAAAATGTAAAAAAATGTGGGAGTTTTAGAAAAAACTTAAACATTCCTTTACCTTTAATGTTATTAAATCACGAGAATTCTTTTTTAAAAAAAACTATCAATAATCAATCTGGTGCAATTTTATCTGGTGCAATTTTATCTGGTGCAATTTTATCTGGTGGCAAAAAAACCAGTAAAGAAAGCAATGAAGTTATATCTGATTCATTGTTTGATAAATTAATAGATTTAAAATCAAAAACTTATTTAAAACAAACTCGTAAACATAAAACGGGTAGAAAACGAAAAAAAACGAAAAAATTATTTTTATTTTAATTTTTATTTATAATTTTAAAAATTAAAAAGAACTCCATTTATCAGAATTAAATGGTTTTTTAACAATTCTATGAATGTTTTTCTTATAGAAGTTAATTTTCTTTTGATCTTCTGTTTCGGGTTGTGTTGGGATAATTGATTGAGAGTTCATAACTTTCTTCTCAATATTAGTTGGTTTATCTTTTGGTGCATAACAATTTGCACCAAATCTTGCATATTTATTCTTTATATAACCGCCGTTAATACCAGGTCTACCGCAACTATTTTCTGACCCAGACACACCCTTTAATTTATTATAAGTTGATTTTTGCGTTGGGTACAATGCCATTTGGTCTTTTGACCATCCATAACTACACCATTCTGCACCATTGTTATAAGACTTTTCTATTTGTTCGTAACTTGCTAATTCACCGTCGTACGCATTGCATAATATTTTTGCTTCTTCATATGTATATATATTATCACCTATATGGAATACTTCGTTCTTTGACTGTGTATCTTCAAAACCTTTTTTTGGTTTAATATTAATTCCTATTTGTGGGTTTTTGTCAAATAAGTTTTTAACAACAGTTTGGATATTTATTTCAAAAAAATATTGAAGACCATTTATAGATATTAATAGTAAAAATAAACCCCAAGCAAATAATTCAATAAATTTATTACTAGATTGATTTGATTGCGTTTTTACAGTTGGGTTACCCATTACATTAAATAATAATACATATAAAACCACAATTGACATTAAAACTGCCAATACCAATGGATTCTTTCCTTCTTTTGCCATTTTATCATTTATTTTATCATATACAAATGACATACCTGAATCGGTTGAAACATCTAAATTCATATATATAATAAATATATATAAATTTATTATTCATACTTTTCTATAAAAAAAACAATACGCCCCATTTCCTTGTAAATCAGAAATTTTTATCTTAGAAACATTTGTATCGTTAAAGTTATACCAGGATTCGTTGGCGTTTTTGACAAAGGCCGTATAATGACCACCATTGACACCACCGTGGTGATTGCAAATCCCAAATAAATCATATTTATAACTATTTTTATCATAACCTAAAATAAATTTTGACATATCTAAATTTTTTAATGGAAACTCTATTTTTTTATCATTTTTTTTATTATTATTTGAAAATCTTTTTAAAGATATAATTAATATATCTGGTAAATTCCAAAAAAGAATTCTTTTACTTGCTTTTTCCTTTTTTCCGGTTTCATCATTTAAAATTTTATTATCATTATCTAATATTTCCTTTTCCGTATATTGTTCTAAACATTCAATTAATGTATTGTGTTTATCAATTGGTATATCAATATTAAAAAAAGGTTCCGGTACAATATTTTCATAATTACTGTCTAAAGATTTTATTTCCGAAACACAAATACCATAAAACATTTTTAAAAATTCAGAATATTCATTCTTATACATATTTTTCATCATATCATAACATACTTTTGCCAATTTATCTGTTTTATTTTTAACATTGCCTTTAATATTCATATCAACTTCTCTTTTTATAGCTTCGTGAAATGATGTAAATAAAAAATTCATAAATTCAGTTAAGTCATTTTGCGCATATCCTGTAAATATATCCTTATCTTTTAATTGTGCGACTTTATGAATAGCATTTATAAATCCCGCTGGTTTTATAATGCAATTTTCACTCCACATTAAATTTCGCAATTTATCCCATTCTATTAATAATAAACTTTCTGGTACTTTGTTGATACGTTTTTTATAAGTTTCGCTATCCAAAAATATATTTAATTCATAGATATGCGATAAACACTGAATTGTGGAATTAATAAAACAAGTATTTCCAATATTCGCCAAACCCGTTAATCCATTATTTTTATATTTATCAAATTTATTTTCTTTTGACATTGCTAACATAATACAAAATAATATCTTTATATATTTAAATAATTTTTAAATATTTATAAAACATCAACTTAAAATTAAGTAATTAAAAATTATTATAAATGAGCAATTATAATTATTATCAATTATGTCGCGAACAATTATTAAATTTAAATAATCTTTATATAGTTACCAATAATAATAATTTACAAATGCATTCTAATTTTAATAGAATTATATCATTGGAAATTAATAACAATGCGAGAATTCCAATTAATTCAGATAGATCAAATACTTGGGGCAATTTGAATAATAGACCATTGAGAACATTTTCATACCCAATTCGCCCGCCTCCACCGCCTCCACCGCCTCCACCGCCTCCACCGCCTCCCCAAATACCGTTTTTTAATATTGGAAATACACAAAACAATGCTGGATTTAGACGTCGTGGTAATCGGCGATCGGCGAGACAAAATAGAATTAATTGGAATACCGAAAATCCCAGGATAAATAATAGAACGCCCCCTTTCACTTTTTCATTTCCACAAACACGAGATATATTAAATAATTCATTATATGATAGATATCCAAATAATCCATTATCAACTAGAGATTTCATTAGAGAAACCACGTATGATACTTGGATAAATATTAGAACACTCGTGGATTTACCAATAAATTCAAGATGCGCAATAACACAACAACAATTTAACGATGATGATATTGTTTCTAGAATTTTTCATTGTGGTCACGTATTTAATAGAGATGCATTATTAAGATGGTTTGAGAGAGATACAAGGTGTCCTATTTGTCGTTATAATTTATCAATAAGCGCGGACACTGCCAACACTACCAACACAGCCAACACTGCTAACGATACCGCCGATACTAACGATGCCAACACTGCTAACGATACTAACGATGCCAACACTGCTAACGATACCGCTGATGCCAACGATGCTAACGATGCTAACGATGCTAACGATGCTAACGATGCTAACGATGCCGCAAACGCGGCGGATAGGATTGGGAGAATTCCATTAACATCACCATTAAACAATACTGACAACAATGTTACAAACAATTCTTATAACAATTCTTATAACAATGCTTATAACAATACTGATAACAATGTTGATGCTAATATGTTTGATTCTTTTGTAAATGAAATAGAACAAAATTTGACAAATACTATTATGGATAATAGTCAAAATTTAATGAACTTATCAACGCAAGTTGTAAATAGTTTATTTGATACCGTTTCAAATAATTTAAATAATACAACAAATGTTGCCGATTTTATTACAACGGAATTTTCATTTAGTTTTCCAGATCCATTTAATGCAACCAATGCAACCAATGCAACCAATGCAACCAATGCAACCAATGCAACCAATGAAACCAATGCAACCAATGCAACCAATGCAACCAATTCAACCAATTCAACCGACCAAAATGAAGATTATGTTGATTAAAACTTTATAAAAAAATAATTTAAATATTTATTTAAATTATTATAAAAAATTGTTAAAAACACTATAATTTAATCAACTTCTTCAATTTCAATATTATTCGTTGGTTCCTCGGGTGGAACAGATGGTGCAGTCTCTGAAGACATTTTTGACATCATCTCTTGCATCATTTCTGGCGACATCCCAGGCATTCCACCAGGCATTCCACCAGGCATTCCACCGGGCATTCCACCAGGCATTCCACCAGGCATTCCTCCGGGCATTCCACCGGGCATTCCACCGGGCATTCCACCACCAGAAGGTGCCGTTTCTTGATAAACTTTCATCATAATTGGCGAACAAACACCCTCTAATTCTTTTTGTTTTTTATCATAATCATCCACTTCCGCGCTTTGATTATCCTCCAACCATTTTATTGTTTCATCCGCATTATTTGTAATTGTTTCTTTATCTTCCGATGAAATCTTATCCTTTAACTTTTCATCATTTACTGAATTTTTTAACGAATAACAGTAATTTTCTAATTTACTTTTAGCTTCAATCTTAGCGGCATTTCTTTCATCCTCCTCTTTAAATTTTTCAGCCTCTTGGACCATCCTTTCAACTTCTTCCTTACTTAATCGTCCCTTGTCGTTTTTAATTGTAATTTTTTGTTCTTTACCCGTACTTTTTTCAACAGCAGAAACAGTTAAAATCCCATTTGCGTCAATATCATAAGTTACCTCAATTTGAGGAGATCCCCTTGGCATCGGTGGTATCCCATCCAATTGGAATTTACCCAACGAATTATTATCTTTTGTAAATTTTCTTTCCCCCTCAAAAACTTGAATCAAAACACCCGGTTGATTATCCGCGTATGTTGAAAATGTTTGACTTTTTTTAGTGGGTACAGTCGTATTTCTAGTAATTAAATTTGTCATTACACCCCCAGCCGTCTCAATACCCAATGATAAAGGGGCAACATCTAATAATAAAAGTTCATCAATCTTAGATGATTTAATACCCGATAAAATTGCCGCTTGAACCGTTGCACCATATGCAATAGCCTCGTCGGGGTTAATATCTTTACATAATTCTTTATTATTAAAATATTCAGATAACATTTCTTGAATTTTTGGGATTCTAGTTGACCCACCCACCAATACAATTTTATCAACTGCATTTTTACTAACCTTTGCATCCTTCAAAACTTTTTCAACTGGTTCAATGCATTTTCTAAAATAATCCATATTAATGTCATTAAACCTAGCTCTGGTAATGGTTGAACTAAAATCTTGTCCCTCTGCCAACCCGTCTATTTCTATGAATGCTTGTGTACCAGTGGATAATGTTCGCTTTGCTCTTTCGCAAGCTGTTCTCAATTTACGCATTGCTCTTTTATTTTTTTTAATGTCTATTCTTTGCTTCTTTTTTATCTCTTCAACAAAATATTCAACCATTCTGTTGTCAAAATCCTCACCACCCAAATGAGTATTTCCAGCAGTTGCCATTACCTCAAAAATACCATCATCAATCGTTAACAATGAAACATCAAATGTTCCGCCTCCCAAATCAAAAATAAGTACGGTTTGTTCTTCCTTCGCATTTGCATCCAAACCATAAGCAATTGCGGCGGCGGTTGGTTCGTTGATAATTCGCAATACATTTAACCCAGCAATCGTACCAGCGTCTTTTGTTGCTTGTCTCTGTGCATCATTGAAATACGCGGGAACAGTAATTACCGCAGAATCAACCGTTTTTCCCAAGAAATTTTCAGCAACTTGTTTCATCTTTGTTAAAATCATCGCCGATACTTCTTCAGGTTTCATATCTTTGTCTTCGCCTTTATACTCAACCGTGATAATAGGTTTATCATTTTCATCTGCCTTAACTCTAAAAGGCCAATGTTCCATATCTTTTTGAATTTGTGGATCTGAGAATTTTCGCCCAATCAATCTTTTTGCATCAAAAACTGTATTATCAGTATTCATGGATACTTGATTTTTTGCGGCATTACCAATTAATCTTTCAGAATCTGTAAATCCAACATAAGATGGTGTTGTTCTATTGCCCTGATCATTTGCAATAATTTCAACATTATTATTTTTCCAAACGCCGACGCAAGAATATGTTGTTCCCAAATCAATACCGATTGCTACTTTTTCAGTCATTATATTTATTAAAAAAAAAATATATTTAAATTAATTTGAAAATATATTTAAAATGCAAACATACTCTGGATTGTTGGTTGACCATTTCTTTTATTACCATATATTCGCAAAACATCATCAAATATCAATTCTTTCACGTGTTTATTTCGCTCTTTCATAATATATTCATCGCATTTTTTCTCGTCATCTTTCCATTTTCTCTGCAATGATCGCACCTTTCTTTCAAAAGGCTTTCTCCGCTTCTTAAATATTTTTAACTCTTCCAATACCAACGCATAAATTTGCGTCACCGGTTTCATAATCTGATTTGTTATGTAAATTTTATAATCAGGCTTCAACTTATGTTTTTTTATATAATCGGGGTTTTCAATTCTATCTCCCTGTAATTTTACCTTACGATCAGTTTGTATAAATATATAAGGTATCCTACTACCATTTGATGGTTTATTACCCGGATCGCGTTTACCAATCCTATCCGCCAACACTTTGTGCGCGATGCTTTCCGGATTTTTATAAAACCCACGCAATGATTTGGTAATAATTAATTTATCCAATCCTATTTTTTCATCAATAATATCTTGAAGAAATTGCTTTGTAAATAAAACAGATTTTTCAATATTTTGTTCTTTCATTATAATATCTATAATTCCACCATAAATATCTTTCACAACCGGCGCATTATCCCTCCTTTTCAATACAATCCCCATTGACTTCCTTTTACAATTATAAATATCCGTTTCATACAACATACCAACATATCTCTTTTTTGACAATAGCAAGAATGGATCAAATGTTTTTTCATACTCCAAATCGTGCGGCGGTTTTAAGAATTTACTCGCCAATTCACCGCATTCTATCGCCAATTCTATTGTTATATCCAACGCCTCTTTTCCCACTATTTTTGTCCCATCCAATTTGTGAGGGTTAAAGGTCATAAAACAAGAATCCGTATTCTTCACTATAAGGGGGAATCCAGTATTGAAATTACCAACGTCTGTTTCAATATCATAAACAAACCCACTTGACACACCCAATACGTCTATTTTTTTAATAATATTCGGATGTTTTCTTTGTTTATTTACTGTCGCCGTCAATCTAATAATGTCTTTCTTATCCTTTCTAGTATTTAAAGACACATTAAATCCCAATGATTGTGTTAAATAATATAACATTGCTGAACCAATTTTTCCCTTATTATCCATTCTTATACATTTTGTATTTTCATTATTACATTTTGATCCATCTGCCCAATAATATCCTGAAAAATATGCAAGTTTTTCTTCGTAATCACAATTTAAATATCTATCTGGTATTATTTTATATTTATCTTTATTATAAAATTTATTTCTAAAAATATCAACAAATTTTTTTATATTTCCACAATTGGGGACAACTTTGTATACACCACTACTTTTAATAGTATCATTTATTTTAAAATTACATTCAAATATTTCTTCACATAATGATTGTAAAATTAGACAATTTTCTATATTTTTATTATTAAGAGCCCACGAATATTTTTTACCAGATGGACAATCATATTTTCCACAAGACCCATCACCATAAAAGAATCCAAATATAAATGCTTTTTTTTCCAATATTGTTTTGTTGCCAATATTTTCAATATAACTCATAATATCAGATAATTTTAAAGATTTTTTTTCAAAAGTTGGATAATTATGACATAATTTCATCCCTATTTTAACATCTTTTGGTTTAACTTTATTTAAACTTTCATCTAACAAACTATGGTCTTCAGTTACGTCAACCATTCCGGTATGAGTTGTTATTCTATATATTTTTTTTATTGTTTTATGTCTAATAACTCTAACAATATTACTCCAACCACCCGATGTATAAATTTTATAATTAACTTTTTTTTGTTGTTTTTCTGTTCTATTTGTTTCATTTATTTTAAATCCCTCATAAGATTCCCAATTTAAATTATTTAAATTATCTATTTGTTTGAATACTATATTTCCATTATCATCTTTTAATAAAAGAGGTGTATCTCCAGTAACACTGTCTCCATAAACAACTTTTGATTTACAGCGAATTTTTCCATATTTTGTATCGCAAATTTTATCTCCATAAATTCCCTCAATTATTTTTTTTCCATATATTAATAATTTTCTACCGGTCGCAGTTGTTGACGCTGCAATATCCATTTCATAGAAACTACTCGTTTTTGCACCACATTGCCCATAAAGCGAATTCGCCGTTACTTTTAAACCCTGTTGACGCTTATCAAATACATTCTTCATAAAATCATCATACGTATCTTCCACTTTTACCACATCCGACTGTTGAAATACCTTTGTTTCTTTTTCACCAGTTATAATATAGGTGTCATCCTTTTTTTTTAACAAACCACAAAACGTTTCTCCCGCACCGGTTGTTACGGTTTTATATTTAATAAATTTTCTGGTAGCTTTTCTCCCAGCCAATAATTCTTGCAATACCGACGGCATGATAGCTTTTTTATTGTTTGGAAATTGTGCAAATCTACACGTTTTTGTCCCTACTTTTACTTTTTCTTGTGCTTTTCCAGTACCCTTTCTACGCCATATATATCTATCATATGTAATATTCACATATTCATAATCCGGTAAATTATCATATATAAAATTCCCTTCTCTATCTTGTTTCCCATATATTTTTATATTACCCGAAATATCGGTTACTATATTACCATTTAAATCATATTCTTTAGTCCATACCTTACTATCGTGTGAAATATTTTCACTAATCATAGAACTTGGATACAGTGAGGCATAATCAACAACTGCTACCGGATTGTCAATGTATAATCCACAATGTGGTTTTAAACAAATCGCACCTTCATAACTTGAATCACCCTTATCAACATCTAGAACAGGCATCAATGTATTTTTCTCCGAACATTTTTTTGCAATAAAACTAAGAAGCTTAATACCCTGACCTCGCATAATAATAAAACTAATCGGAACATAACAAATATTTGCAATTTCCGACATACCGATAAGAATATCATTTTTAAGCATTAAATTATGAACCAAATTGCAATCCTGAAAGCAATATTTTGCAATAATTGCTCTTTCGTCTGGTCCTTCATTTGTTAAACGGAAAATATCTTGCGGTGTTACATCATCCTTTGCCATACACCAACGAAACTTTTTTCCTTTTAATTCTGATATATTTACTGAAATTTTAAACAAACCTTCAGTAGTATCCAATCCTTCCACAATGAATTTCTTACCATTGCGATACATATCATTTGAATGACCTAAAATTTCAAAACAAATATAATGACCATCTTTCAATCCCACCAAATTTTTACTATAAATGGTTGTCTTTTCTTCGTTATATTCTATATTGCTAATCATATCTCCTATAAAATGAGAAGCAACATTATCTAATTTATAGGATGGTAAATTTACCTCGCGTCTAAAATAGTTATATAAATCCAATTGTAATCTCCCAGTCATTTCAATATATTGTAAATCGTGCGTCCCACTTGCAATTTTAATACTTGAATGTATAACGCGGGAATCTTCACTTAAATTTCGTGAAAATTTCAGAAAATCTTCTTTACAACTCAATTCAACAGATCTTTCTATCATAAACTTATAATCAAAACCAAAAATATTATATCCAATAATGACATCTGGATCTTCTCGCTGTATCATTTCAGTCCACGCCAAAAGAACTTCTTTTTCCGTATCATATGTTTCAATCTCTGGTAAACGACCTTCCATATCTCGCACTTCCGGACATTCGCTACACGAATTTAATACTATCATATTATTTTTATATTGTTCTTTCTCGCCCATTCTCATAAAAGTGGATCCAATAAATGTTACCTTATCTCCTTCAACATATGGGTAACAATCTTTTTCAAACATTAATTCCAACATATCTGCAATTAAAGCTGCATCTTGTTTGCTATCCAATAAGTATATAATATCATTATTGTAAAATGATTTATTTTTAAAATAAATACGTTTTTTTTTCTTCTTTTTAAATATATCTCCATCTTCTTCTTCTTGTAAAGCTTTTTCTTCGGCTTCTATCTTATCAATTGTATATCGTATCTCTTCTTTCTCTTCTTTCTCTTCAACTTTACTTTTTTTGAAATAATACCATAACCCTCGTTTTAATGTTTCATCCAAACGAACGGTCAAACTTCTTTTTGACCATTGTTTTTTAAGGAATATCTCACTTATATCTTCTTTATCAGAATATCCGAAAGCAGTATATACCAATTCTTTGAACAATCGTTCTTTATCTTCTTTACCAATGGTTTTTATTTCATCTTTATGTTTATTCCAATAATTCACTATTTCGCGACACAACTTCAAATATGTTTTTTTTGCTAGAGGGAAATCGCCGTGACTTGACGAAGCCTCAATATCAAAACTACAGATTTTTAAAGGAATTGCATCCTCCTTTTCTCTTTCTGATTTAATATCTTTATAATCCAACCAATATTCATAATCGCAACAAGTGTTAACATCGCCTTCGTTTTCAATGATATCTGCCTCTTTAAAAGATATCCAACCCGATGGCGAAATATTTTTGATGTGAAAATAACGCAGCAAAGGGGGTAGTTTCGCTTCGTACAGCTCTGTACCGCGCCATCCACACGAATGCAATCTTCGTTTACGAAAATCCTTGTCTTCTGTATACCACAAACTTTTTACTTTATTAAACACAGTTGTATTCTTAAAGACCAATTGTATAAATTGATAATTTTTATGATTATCAAATCCGTACAATGTTTTTTTATTCACTAATTTACCTTTAACTATTGAATCTTGATAATATTTTCCAATTATTGGTTTTTTATTTTTATTTTTTGCCTTTTTTATTTTATTTATAAACTGGTGAACATCTTTCTTATCCCAACTATCCGGAACCTTAACGTAAAAGAATGGTTGGAAATCAGTTACATACAATGAATATGTTTCACCCTTTTCATTCATACCAAACATTTGAATGATTGTTTCCTTATCATCTTTTTTTTCTTTATATTTTTTTTCATCTTCTGAATCAGATTCTTCGGTAAATGGGTTGTCGTTATATATTTTGAAATCAAAAAGTTTCACATATGTTTTCGCATCCGCATCCATTTTAATTGTTCAATAATTATATATCTAATATATTTTATAAATATCAATTTTAATTTTCTTAGAAAATATATAGATATAATTTAAACAAAAATCAATAAATTTTTACAAGAATGCCTATATATTTTAAGGAATTGGAAAAACTTATTATAAAATGGTATAAATTGCATTATACTAAAAAACCCAATGGTAGTGCTGCTTCTTGGGTCACTTATAAAAGTATGGTAACATCTGCAAAAGAAAATTTATTAAAAAATGTTATTGAGCTTTTTAATAAAATAGAAAAAAATGAAATCAATGTTATTCCCGATTCGGAAGGGAATAATTATATTAGAATACAATCCAAATTATAATTTTTATTGATATTTAATTATTAAAAATACACCAATTAAAGCCAATATAACACCTATAAAAGTTATTTTATTACAAGATATGTTAAATAAATAATACGATACTAATAAAAGTATTATTATTTTAACTACTGTTTCAAATATAGACGCATAAGCAACATTGGGAAGTAAAAGATATGTTTTTGTTTTAAAATATGCTCCCAATACAACAATGAAACCTGCTAACATACCCAACATTATGGTTTTATTGTCAAATTGTTTTAATGATTTATATGATGGGCAAAATAAAAAAACCATAATAATATTTGCAATTAAAGCACCCAAAAAATAAAGAAATAATACATCGTTAAAATTATATTTTTTTAAAAATAAAGATTTCCTTATTAATATTGAAATTGAAAAAATAACACCAGCAACAAATGTATACAATTCCCACATTATAAAGTATATAAATATTTTATTGATTTAATACAATTATGACAACACCCACTAAAGCTACAATTATACCAAACAATGTAAATTTATTATATGATGATTTTAGTATATATATTGATAATAAAAAGAGTAATATATTTTTAAATACAGCGAAAACAATACCGGTATAAGCAGGGTTTTTTACTTGTTTTAAAGAAACAGTTAAAGAATATATGGCGAATGGTATTATTGCTCCTGAAGTTAATGCCAATGCTTTTGTTTGATTATTAAAAGATTTAAATCCTTCTTTATCTTTATCTTTCATTAAAATAGAAAGTACCAAAGCTGACATTATTAAACCACTATACACGTAAAACATTAAATTATTTATTGAATGTTTTTGTAATATTTTTTTTCTTATTAAATAAGATGTTGCTATTAAAATTGATCCTATTATTGCAAATAAAACCCAATACATTAGTATTGTATTATATTAAAATATTTATTGAATTGTTTAATAACCCATTATTAAAAATAATAACTAACAATAATACTAACAATAATGCTAACAATAATATTAACAATAATATTAACAATAATATTGACAATAATATTAACAATCGTGCGAATATGTCAAATATGTTAAATAACATTTATATAAATTTTATATTTAAATATAAAATTGATTTTTTTTTTATTTAAAATTATATAATTATATAAATTTAAAAAATGGATAAAAGTGATTTTTCGTTTATGAAATCAGGATTTAATTCTGTACAAGCCAATGAAGATCAAGATAAAATGGAAAAAAATACAGTCGGTACAATTGTCCATTTTACAGAAAATGCTTTAAAAACAGCTGGATATTATACTAAACACTCTGGTCGTAAAATTATTACAAAGGAAGATATCAAACGTGGTTTTATGCTAGAAGTATTTCTATTTTATAATAGACAAAATTTAATTGAAAATATTGAAAATATTATACAAGAATTATACAAAGACTCGTCGGACGACGACGACGAAGACGACGACGACGAAGAGAAAAATGAAATCATTTTTGAAGAAGATGTTCCTTTTGAATTAAGCAAATGCAAATGTGCTTTATGCATTAGTTTAAATAATATTAAAGATAAATGGGAAACTTGGACACCCGAAACACCCATACAAGAAATTCTTCAAAAACATATTAATAATATTTAATGCACACCAAGTTTTTTCCAATTAATACCTTGTTGTTTCCAATATTTTTTTTTTGGAAGACACGGTTTTGGGTATCCTTTCCACGCCATCTGTGAATTAAAATAACAATCCTTATTTTCTAAACATTTTCTTTCAGCTCTTTTCAATGTATATCCTTTTTTTTTTTTATTCAAATTTCCACACCTTTTTTTGCTCCTTTTTTTCTTGGCCTTTTTCCCACCCATTTGAATTTCATATTTACTTTTACCTCTTTTCTTTTTACCTTTCTTTTTTCCTTTTTTTTTAAAAGTCGTTTTGATTTTTTTATAAATTGTTGATATCTTTTTTAATGGATTTATTATTGATTTTTTATTTTTCATTCTTTTTAATATAGATTTACCCTTTTTTAGACCAATTAATTTCTGGGTCATTCTCTTAATTCTTTTTATTTTATCAAAACGTTTTTTATTTTTTTCAAATACACTTACTAAAAATCTACTTAAATCTTTTTCATCCCTAGAACCATTATAATCCTCATATTTACCTTTGTTATTAAAAACAGATATTGTTGGAAACGCATTGACATCCTTTTTATAACGCATTTTATTTATATCAGTATCATACACTTTTGCCATAATACCATTGTATTTCGTTTTTCCAAGATCAGATTGAATCGTTTCCAACACTGGTTTTAATTTTTGACAATGTCCACACCACGGTGCTAAAAAGAAAACAACCGTTAAATGTTTGTCTTTTTTACTATTGCGCATTTTTTTATTTAAATCTCTTATATCATTTTCAACAGAATCAAAAAAATACATATACAATTTACTGAGAAATTAATATATTACAAAATATATATATATATATCAATGCATTTAAAAATTTCAATTATTATTGGCTTCTTTATTTTAGGGCTATTATTTAATTTATCTTATAAACATAACGATTTGGTTAAAGAAACGTTTGACATTATGGATAAATGTCCAAATTTATTAATTAAACAAGGTAAAGAAATACATTTGGTTAATACAAAAAAAGCACTAATACCGGGTGTAAACCCTATTAAATTTGAAAGTTTAGAAGATTACGCGCAATTTATTAAATATCAACAACATTTAAATATCAAATGTCCGATATTGTACTATCAGGAAACATACGATGTGCAAAATAATAAAGGATTTAGGTTGCACAATGATCCATTGGACATTGATGGTGGGTTGCCTAGTCATATTGCAAAAGAATATAATATTAACAATAGTTCAATTTTGGCTAAAGACACGGAATTTATAAACACTAAAAAATTAGATAGAAATAACACGTATAAGGTTGACAATACAAACCATATTAAACAAGTTTCACCAGTTGATTTCTCCATAAATCATAATAAATTTACAAAATCAATGGATCCACAGGATCAGAAAGTTGGCGTAAAATCATATTTAGATAATATTGAAATGGATACCAATCCAATGTCATCCAGTTGGGAGGGTCACGATAAAACCGATAAAGCAATAAAAATGGGCGATTTTGATGGACAAAAGCGCAAAAATAACTGGATTGACGATGAATTAAAATTAAGACAGATGTCGTGTTCTGATTGTAAAAAATAAAATTATAATTTGTAAATTATAATTTTATAACATTTTATTGAGGTGGTTTCATAAACATTTGAACGCATTCCCAAGCTTTTGCTGATTCTTCCATATTAAACGCTCCGCGTTTTTGAGCGATGTTTAACATACCAACCAACACATTCAAAGCTATATTTTCATTTTCAATTGGAATATCTTTTAAATTTGCTTGGGCCTGCGTTGCTTGGGCCGCTTGGGTCTGCGTTGCTTGGGCCGCTTGGGCCGGCGTTGCTTGGGCCGCTTGGGTCTGCGTTGCTTGGGCCGTTTGTGTTTCCTTTTCAGTGATATTATTTGTGATATTTTCCATTTATAAAATATATTTTATTTTTTTTTTAAGTATTTATAGTATTAATCTATTTATAGAATCTATATTTGGTTACTCGCCGACTGCTGTTTTGGGTTTATTTTTCTCCCACTCCTTCATTAATTTATCTATTTTACTCATAATATCGTCAGAATTAGCCGAAATCAACTCATTTTGTGGATTTTTTACCCCACTATTTTTTTCTTTTAATTTTCCTGTTTTACTTGATTTGTCATTTACAATTGCCCTTGTAAGTATTTGTAAATTAGTTTTATCTGTACCATCGTCCATTGGATATCTCTTTGTACCCAATTTTTTATTTATGTTTGTTATTAAACCGATGAAGTGAACACTAATACTAACATCATCATCATCATTTTTATTACTTTTACTTTTTTTATTATCTCTTCGTGTTTTTTCAATCATCATTTTATCGTGATAAGCCTTTATATACACGTGTAATTCGTCCGGTGGAAATGTCCACGAACTAGCTTTTACTTTATAGTCAATAATGTCTTCACTTGAACTACCACCAAACCCTTCCAATTTATTTCTTTTTGGAAGAAAAGCTTCAACAACAATATAAATAATAACAACAATTAAAGAACCCATTGCAATATGTGTAAATAATTTTTTATTTCTTTTATCACAACCCATATATATTACGTATTTATTTTAATTACAACCGAATCTTTATTGTATAGTAAATATGTTTTTATACTTGAAATAACTGATTTTGATAATTTTCTTTTACCATTTTTAGATTTTATTGTAATTTCATTTAAACAATTGCCATCTTTTTGTATTTTTGTTAATAATTCATATAACGAAGCAAAATGTTGCATTATGGCGACAGATGTTTTACTACTTATACCCGGTATTTGACTCAAAATAATTTCACCTATATTATCTGGTCTAATATTTTTTTTTTTCACTTTTGAAATAACTTCCGAATATCTTTTTGGCGATTCTTGTGCGATATTTAAGTTGAGTTTTTCATTATTAAATATTGTATTATCTTCTTGTATTCTATTCTTGAAATAATTTTTTCTCACCTTTTCTCTCCTTAATTTATCTGTTATTATTAATATATATTCTGCCGTTTCTAAAACATCTCTCGTTTTCATTATACTAAATCCTTTAAAATAATTAATACAAAACATTGTAACTTGTAATGTTTTTTTACTTATTTTACTATATTTATTCGAATAGCGATGTATATCTCCCTCCATTAAATACACAATATTATGATTGTGTATTTCATTATTCTCTAATCTAAACGATTGTTCGGAATATCTCCCATCTCTTAGAGATGCAGCCAAATCATTTAAACTTTTACGTTCAATTATAATTTTTTCAGTACAGTTATCGTCACAAATTATTATATCGCCGATCGGCAATGCCTCAACTATAATAGTAATCTGTTTTAATTCTAATTCTTCTAGTTTAGCATTAAGTATTGTTATTAATTTATTTTCTCTATTATCAACCTTTATTATCATTAATTATTAAACTAACTTGTATCTTTTAATATAGTTATTTTTAATATTTAAGAACTAGTTGCATTTTTAAAATTGTTTTCATATTTTTATTTATAAATGGAGAATATATCACCCAAAATGGCCGCGTCTTTTGGTGTAGGTTTTATTGGTTTTATTTTAGCAGCGTATAGTTACAATCAACAACATACCGATGACACTTTGGATGACACTTTGGATGACACTTTGGATGAACCTTTAGATGAACCTTTAGATGACACTTTGGATGAACCTTTAGATAAATCTTTAGATGAACCTTTGGGTAAACCTTTAGATGAACCTTTAGATAAAACTTTAGGTAAACCTTTAGAAAAAACAAAAAATAATAGTTGGAGTAAATTTTGGAAAGGAGAATATAAAGAAATGCGTAATAAATAAAGTGAAAAATAAAAAAATCTAAATATAATTTATAAATGACAAAAGACACTGTGGGCAAAATTGTGGACGAAATTGTGGACAAAGATATGGTCGGAGGCAATGCAGATTTGAATTATGAAACAGAAGGTGGGGCAAAAGGTGAAACAGAAGGTGAGGCAAAAGGTGAGGGAGAAGTTACGGCAGAAGTTACGGGATTTGCGGGGAAAAGTGGATTTTCATCCCTTTTTAGTGGAGGTCGCAGACGACGCAGGCGCCGCAAATCTGCACGCAGAAAGTCTCGCAAATCTCGCAAATCGCGCAAACGCAAACGCAAACGCAAATCTCGCAAGCGCAAGTCCCCTAAGAAGAGCCGACGCAGACGCAGACGCCGATAAATATTTTTTAAAACCTATTAAATAAATGACTACATAATTAAATATAAATTATGCAGTCTCAAACCAAATTAGATACTAAATTAATTCAAGCAGATGGTGATATTGTAAAAGATGATATGGATTTAATTTTTGATCCATATAATCAAAAAAACACAGAGGTAAATGAAGCCTTTGTAAATAGTATACTTAAAAAATATGGTGTCCCTGATCGCATTCATAATATTAATCTTTATAAACGAGCATTCGTTCATCGTTCTTATTGCAAAAGACCACATCTTGAAAATGTTGCCAATAATATTACAATTTCCGATAAACCATCCGATTGTATGTCACTTAAAACCAAATCTAACGAACGATTGGAATTTTTAGGAGATGGCGTTCTTGAATGCGTAACAAAATATTATCTTTACCGAAGATTTCCAAAAGAAAATGAAGGGTTTATGACTGAGAAAAAAATAGCAATTGTTAAAAATGAAGCCATTGGGCGGATGGCTTATGAAATGGGTCTTAATAAACATTATATCTTATCCAAAAATGCCGAAGAAAAAAAAACTCGCACCAATCTTAAAAAATTAGGATGTCTTTTTGAAGCTTTCTTGGGTGCATTATTTTTAGATTTTAACAAAATAGATATAAACGACGAAGATAATTGGTTTAAAAATGTATTTGTTACTGGTCCCGGTTTTCAAATTTCTCAAATTTTTCTAGAAAATATTTTTGAACAACATATTAATTGGAAAGAACTAATTACAACCAATGATAATTATAAAAATTTACTTCAAGTACAACTTCAACAAAACTTTAAAGTAACCCCCATTTACAAAGAAATTAACAATTGGGACGAGGATACTGGTTATCATATGGGCGTTTATTTATCTGTTTATTATAAAGCTCACGAGTTTGAACATCACCACCAATGCAACCTTGATAATTTCTTCACAAAAAATAATATCACAAAAGATCCAACATTGCCGTTCATTGAAAATATTAAAAATTATTATGAATCTTTAGATAACCCCAATTTTATTATTTTTCTTGGTGAATCCAAACATAAAATTAAAAAGAAAGCTGAACAACGTGCCTGCAAATTTGCTTATGAGAAAGTAATTGGCAAATGATTGTGCAAATAATATTTAAAATTATGTTAAAACAATAGTGACTTATACTTTTATAAAATGTCTTCCTTACCCGATAACAATCCTGTAAATACTATGGAAAATCTCCATTTGTTTGATAATCGTTTGGGCTATCGTTATGGTCAGTTTTTATGGTATGCTTTTTGGTTGCCAAGTTTAATTGTTATGCTTTGCGATGACACCGTCGGGAATGATCGCGATTTTTTATGTCAATCTTCCCTTATTTCATCATTAACCTTTCTCTATTATGCTTTTCATCAAAATAATGGATCTCCGGCATCAACGCCCTCTGTACAAGGTTTATACGGTGAATTACTTGCGCGTTGGATGTTGGCCGCTTACCACGGTATGAATAATATTACCACGGGTGGGAATCCCATCGCTGTAATGAATTGTGTACAACTTATCGCTATGGGTTTGTTCACCATTTTTAAAGTACCAACCGCTATTTACACAACGTGTGAATTTAAAACATATAAAAAATTGGAGACACGTTTAACCGATAACAATGAAATTTATTAAAATCCAACAGTTGATATTTCCTTTAATGTTATTCTATTTACTATAAAAAAATTCATCAAATCTCTTCTCGTTCTTGATTCTTTTGGCATATTATTTTTAACCCAATCTTTTAAAATCAATTGTCTTGAACTATGCATAGTACAAGATTTGTTCATAATCAATTCTGGATATTTATCATTAAAATTATTTTTTACAATAATAAATCTATATATTCTTATTTTATTATTTCTATTTGTAATTCTTTGCCATTTACAATATTTATCATAATTAATAAATATTTGAACATTTAAAAAATCATCGGGCAGTTTATGTTTTTTATAAAAATGTTGAATTAAATGTATGTTTTTTAAAATTTTTTTTTTATGTAACCTTGAAAAATATTTATTTGATAAATATATTTTATTGTGATTTAACGATGGGATATAATTACTTATTTCAATGATTATTTCATACGGTAATAACATTTAAATATTGTTAATAATAATATTTAAATGTTTTTTTTAACAGTTAATTTCTTGATGTTTTATTTCGGGTGTCTTTGAGATAAAATTATCCATTTTAAGTTTAATATTAATCCTAGGTATTTGTATTATTAATTTTTTTTCGTTAAAAACTTTTTTTATATCTGATTTAATATATGATTTAATATCAGATTTAATATTTGTTTTTACATTTTCTTTTAATTTAGATAATATCATTTTAAATGAATATATATTATCAAATATTAAAATATTTTTATATAATCTTTTTATAAAGTACTATTATGTTATCACATAAACTAATTGGAAAATTAATGAAAAAACCGATTTCAAAACCCGTATTAAAATTGGAAGTTGTATTAAATGATACAAGCGTTGGGGTTAAGATATCTGATAAGTCAGATCCCAATAATACAAAAAGAGAATTGGCTTTTAAGGAAAGAATACGACAAATGAATTCTAATAATTTACGCGCTGTTAAAATGAAACCGAAATCAACCGATTCCACATCTCTTGCTGCACCAATTAGATCTTTTGCAAAAAAAACAAGCAAACTTAGCGATGGCTTTGAAACTAAAAAAACCGGTAAAACATTAACACAACAAAAAATGGAGGCTATAAAGGAAAAACGGATGAAAAAAAAAGCAGACAGAGAAAGTAAAAAAATACAAAAATTATTACAATCTAGAACATTGTTGGATAAAAAACAAAAAGAAATAGATAAATCTACATTGAAAAAACGAAAAGCAGATTTTAAATTTAAAATAGATCCATATTATTTAAATAATCGCGAAAAATTTATTAGTTTCATAGATAAAACATTATACGGTATTAAAGAACGTCGGGGAGTTAATAAAGAAATTAAAAGCTGCGATGATTTAAATTCTAATAAAAAAACAGGTAATTTTTCTTTATTATTACACCAAGAAATAGTTAGGGAATATTTAAACATTTATAGTCCTTATAGAGGTTTATTTTTGTATTTTGGTTTGGGTGCGGGTAAGACTTGTGCTTCAATTGCCATAGCCGAAGGATTAAAAGATTATAATAAAATTGTTGTTATGACGCCGGCATCACTGAGAAAAAATTTTATGACAGAATTGAAATTTTGCGGGGACGATGTTTTCAGAAAAAATCATTATTGGGAATTTATTCAAAATATTTCTTCTAATGCAACGCAAATTGAAGAACTCACTCGCATATTAAATTTACCTGTTAATGTTTTACAAAAAAACAATGGTATATGGTCAATCAATACCTCTCCACCCAGTACAAAAGGTAATTATAGCAAATTAACAGCCACGCAACAAAAATCTCTCAACCTACAAATTGATGAAATGATTAAAAATAAATATCAGTTTATAAATTACAATGGGTTGCGCGACATTGATAAATATGAAGCCGAAGGTTTGAAAAATGGTGGTAATTATTTCAATAACAAAGTTGTTATTATTGATGAAGTTCATAATTTTGTTGGAACAATTTCAAACCAATTGGGTAATAAAAAATCATTTAATTATAAATTATACAATTACTTAATGGATGCTGAAAACTGTAAAATAGTTTTCTTAACGGGTACCCCCATTATTAATTATCCAAATGAAATAGGTATTTTTTTCAATATGTTACGCGGTCGTATTAAAACTTATGAATTTACATTAAATACTACAAATGCGTCACGAATCAAAAAGTTAGATGCCAAATATCTCCGAAAACTATTATATTCGGCGAATGACGAAATTGATCACATTGAATATAGTAATAAAAAATTAATAATTACTAGAAACCCATTTCGTTTTATAACTAGATATAAAGAAATGAAAGGTAAAGATGGTAATAATATGTTATTAAACGATAGTGTTATAAGGAAAAAAAATACTGAATTTGATGTTTTTAGAAATGACGGCTCTTACGAATCGGCATTTATAAGTAAAATTACAACTACATTGGAGGGGCGCGGTATTAGATTATCCTTATCTAAAGAAAGCGACTGTCAAGAAATTAAATCGAGTGATTCGGTATATAATAAAGTTTGCATCAAAAAATATAAATGCTTCCCAGATGATTACGATACGTTCACGGCAAAATTCATTGATCCCAATACTCAAGAAATTATTAATAAGAATATTTTTAAAAGAAGAATTATTGGTTTAACATCATATTTTAAAGCAGCGGTGGATGCTTTATTACCAACATTTAACAAAGATACTGATATTATTGAAGAATTTATACCAATGAGTCCTCATCAACTTTCAATTTATAATAAAATTAGAAATGAAGAAATTAGTAAAGAAAAAAGTGCCGGAATAAAGTTAATGACGACAAATGATATTTATAAAAATTCATCGGCATCCTATAAAATTTATTCAAGAGAGTGTTGTAATTTCGCGTTCCCAGAAGGTATAGATAGACCGAGACCAAGCATTAAACAAAAACAAATTGGAGACGAATCAAAAAGCAAATCAAAAAGCAGTGCAAAAAGCAGTGCAAAAAGCAAAGAAAAAAGCACATTTACAAAAGAAGCATTATTGAATGCTGCATTGGTTGATACAGATGAAGTTGCATTAAACATTGAAGATGACCGGTTGTCATTGCCCGGGGAGGTTGGTAAACTCGAGGAATTTGAAGATAAGGGTTACAAAGAACGTTTAAAAGACGCGATAGAAGAAATTGATTTGGCAAAAAATGAGTTACTCGTTGGTGAAAATCTAAATAAACATTCTCCCAAATTTAAAAGAATTTTAGAAAAAATTAATTCTCAAGTTATCAATACCGATAAAACAACCAGCGACGGTACACATTTAGTTTATTCATTTTTTAATAATGTGGAAGGTCTTGGTTTATTTAAATTGGTGTTGGAAGCGAACGGTTATAAAAGATTTCAAATTATAAATGATAATTCTGTTTGGAAAATTAATATGAATCTGGAGGATTTACAAAAACCCTGTTATATTTTATATTCGGGTAATGAAAAGACAGAAGAAAAAGAATATTTGCGTTTAATTTTCAATAGTGAATGGGATAAATTGCCAGATACATTGCATAAACAATTATTGTCAATTAAAAATAGAAACTTACCACCAGAAGACGATACAACAGTCTTAAATAATTTCCACGGGGAAATTATTAAAGTTTTTATGATTACTTCGGCCGGTGCAGAAGGCATTACATTGAAAAATGTAAGAGCTGTTCATCTAATGGAACCTTATTGGCACCCGGTTCGTTTTGAACAAGTTATCGGGAGAGCCGTTAGAATTTGCAGTCACGAAAATTTACCCGAAGAAGAACAAAAGGTTATCGTGTATATTTATTTAATGAAATTTTTACAACAACATATAAAAGGAAATCCCGATGCAAAAGATGAAGGATCAAAAAAACCACTGGTATCATCGTTGATAATTAAAACGGATGTTTCCAAAGATAAAAAACGCGTTATTACTTCAGATCAAAAATTGTATGAAATTTCAAATATAAAGAAAAAAATAAATGCATCCATTTTACACGCCATCAAAGAGTCTTCCATTGATTGCAAAGTTCATAAGAAAAATGGTGATAATTTACAATGTTTCACTATTAATAGTCCAAATTTAGAAGACTATACCTATAATCCTAATTATGAAAAAGATTCCGCGTCACAACAAGAGGAAGTTGCGCTAACTTTATATCCAATTACTGATAAAAATGATCCAACGAAAAAATATTATCTTAAAAAATACGATGAAAATTCAAGTGAAATGAAAGGTATATTATATAATTTTAAAGCATATAAAAGCAATAAAACGCTAATTGAAGTTGGCGAAACAGGTCGCTAGGTTGTATCGCTAGTGTCGCTTCTCTAAATTGCTGAAAACGACGAAACGGGCTCATTATTTTCAATCATAGAATTAAACTGAATTTTACTCAATATTTCTTTTTGTTGATCCATTAAATCTATTTGATTTTTTAATACATCAACTATATAATGTTCAATTTTATCAATTTTTCTATTAATATCTATTAAATCTATGTTTTGCGCACCATTGACATCGCTCACGTCCGTTTTCTTTTTCATTTTACTGAAAACATCCATTATATTAGTATTATTTTCTACCTTTTTATTCTCATCTTTATCCTTTTTATCCTTTTCATCCTTTTCATCCATAATAGAAATTATTTCGCGTTTTTCCAAATATATCCTACTATTTTTTTCGCGCTGATTGTTTAATTCTTCTGTCATATTTTGAAAAATACTAGCTTTCTCTTTAAGGTCTTCATTCTTTTTGTCTTCATTTTTTTTGTCTTCGTTAAGTTCTGCATTTTTAAAATTATTCATATTATCAAGAAAATCGCTTTTGAATTTTACCTTCTTCTTTTCTTTTTTAACTTTGTTATCTTTTTTAACTTTGTTATCTTTTTTAACTTTGTTATCTTTTTTAACTTTGTTATCTTTGTTAATATTGACCGATTCATCATTATGTATTTTTAATTTTGGAGGTATATCACCACTATTATTTAACCATTTAATAGAATCGTGGTTTTGATTATATTTATCTGTGATATTATTTATATCTGCATTTCTTTCCTCCATTCTCTTTGACATAGCATCTTCCATATCACCAATGGGTTCATCAATAATATCCGAAAATTCAATTTCATTTGGTTTTTTCGCATTTATCATTGACTTAAAATTATTTTGATGTTCTTCATATCTTTTACCAACTTGTAAATTTTTAATAATATTTTTATTGCCATATTCCTCAAATTCGCGAAACATTACCAACTTTGAATCTTGCGATGCCTTCCTCAAATATTCAAAACATTCGCTAACAATGTGTTTATTAATATCACTCAACCCATTATAATCAAATCTTCTGACGTGGTATTCTTTGCATTTATTATCAAAGTAACCGCGAAAATTGTCCATATTACTGATTTTTAACTTATTATCCGAAATTAGACCGTTTAATACTTCCCATAAAATTTGAACATTGCTATGTGACAATACAGACATTTTTTTTATTATTTATAATATTGTTTATAATATTGTATTTAATATTTTTTATTAAAAATATTAAATTTTTTTATTATTAAATTTTTTTATATGTTATTCCTATTTTTTCCGAATTAGAATTATTGTTACTTACTTTCGTTTTACCATCTCCTAAAAATCTTCGTTCAATTTCAAAATATTCATAATTTATTTTAAATTTTTTTATTAATTTATACTCATCTAATGTTATTTTACCACCACCCAAAATAAAAACTTTTTTAATACCAATTCTTTTATGTATATTCACCCATTTTTTTGTATTTGAACAAGGTTTACCATTATATATACCACCCCATTTACATCTATTAGTATAATCATTATGCCAATAAACTTCTTTTACAAATTCCGGAACACCCCAAGACTCTGCTTCTTTTATTTGTATCATATATATATTTATATCGGGGCGTAGTTTATTTATCAATTCAAATGCATATCCTATATCAGGTTTTTTTTTATTCACACCATCGCCAAAATATAAAAATGCTGCATTTTTTGGAAGTTTTTTTAATATTTGTTTTAATATTTGTTTTAAAGTTGAAATATACCTAAATTGGTTTTTACTACCATTTCCAATAATAATATAGATACCACTTTCCATTTTTAAATGTTTTATTAATAAATTAAAATTTACCATCTTATTAATTACATATATTATTTTTTCTTATTAAAATACACATTTCGCAGATGTCTCATATGTTTATCACGAACTTTCTTATTAAATCTTGAAAATGGTACATCTTTTATCATCTGAATAATAAAAAACAAACAATACATACCGCACTCACTTCTTGTATATTGATGTCTAATCCTATTTATTTTAAATTCATATGGTTTTCCAAATTCTTTAGATTGTTCTTGTATTCTTTTTGCCAATGTTTTTACTCTTTTTGGCGTCAAATCATCGCCATAACTATCAAAATAGTATATTTCCTTTAATTTTAAATTTATAAACATACAAGTCCAATGTGATCCTGGTTTATCGTGTGTATCCAAATTGAAAATAATTCCTATTTTATTGATTCGTTTATCTATTTTTTCTTTTAAATTTAAATTACATAAATCATCCCATACACATTCACCGTAAGCTAACCGTTCGTCAAAATCTATCGGGGTTGGTCCAATAAATTGAAAACATTTATACGCATCTTCATATTGTTTCATCAATTCTAAAATCTCTATACTTGATAACCATTCATTTGGATTTTTTTCCCATTCAGTTGGTTGTTTTGGAGAAAAAATATTTTTCATTTCATTTGCCGTAAAGTTATTTTTAAATAAATTGTTTTTTATCCAACAAGATTCGCTGCTACAAGAATTTTTCATATAATGACCCAATGAATTCCAAATTTCTTTTAAATCATTACTATTAATAGACATACTTGGGTGTCTTTTATTCCATATCGCCTTCATTTTATGCAACATTTCGGGTTTATAACAGGAAAAATCCAAAAATTCATTTTTGTTTTTCGGAGAACAATATAAATTTTTTGTGTTTTTTTTGGTTTTTTTGGTTTTTTTATTCTTTTTTTTATATTTTTTATATTTTTTATATTTTTTTTTTTATGTTTTTTTTTTTTTTTTTTTTTTTTTCTATTTTTTTTTTTATTTAATTTTTTTTTTTTTTTTTTTCTTTTTTGTTTTTTTAGTAATGTTTTTTATTTTTTCCTTTTTTAGTTTGTTAAAAATTATAGTTTTTAAATCCTTCTCCTCTCATTTTTTTTTCTAATCCATCAAGAAATGTATATTTTTTTTCTTCTCCCATTTGTAATATATTGTTAGTTTTTGGTATATTTGAACCTCTGTGTCGATTATAACCAC